AGACCGAGGTTAGTGCTACGGTTGTTAGAATCAGGACGACTAATCTCTACAGTCCAACCACTGCCGTTTGCAGTTGCAGACAGGATTGGATAGATAACGCTGTTGACCTCCACCAACATGTTAGTGGCAGGACGTTGAGCATCACCAAACCACGCTTCACTGCCACCATACAGGTTAGACCCTGCAGTAGGTGCATCAATGTTGAAAGTAGTAGCGCCGCTGCTAGCAGCACCATCAACAGTAGATGTAAAGACAGGATTGGGAGACTTACCGTCAGCAATCAAAGCATACCGACCAAAGTCAGTGGTTGATGCGGCAAGGTTAGCCTGACCACCGTTGATACACGTAATGTGTGCGTGGTTGAAAAACGCATAGCTACTGGTAGCTTGCACGTAACCGTTGTTGGTAACCAAGATACCAGGACCATCCAATGCAGTGTGGGTGTAGCTATCACACACCATTGAACGCAGCGGGCTGTCGGAAGCAGGTACGCTACCGTCAACTAAAATACCGCCACCAGTAGGAGCAGAGTCAAGGTCACCGGCTGCACCTTCGCCAGGAACGTGTGGCGTAAACGTTACGTTGTTGATCTGACTGTCAGAGAAGTTAGTAACGTTTTGGATGTACGGAGACTTTTTAATCTGTGCATCAGGGTAGAACGCAAAGTTCCAACCTTGGTTAGGAGGCAAGCCGTGTGTAGAATCCGTATAATAAGAACCACTATCACCACGTGTACCGCTAGCCTTCATACCTGTAAGGGTCAGGTTCTGAAAGTATGAACCGCTGTTCACGCGGAACATGGTCTGCAGTTCTTGGGAGTGCGGAGTGTCTACGTCGTAGCTAGCTTGGTCAGCAGTTGGGATCTTCGGGTGAATAATACACGTACGCAGCGATTGACCAATAATGCCAATGTCATTTTTTTCAATGTCAAGTGGCAGGGTTTCAGCGTAAATACCAGGTGCAACAGAGACGATACTACCATCACCTTCAGAGTCACCATTGATGTCTGACAAAGCAGCAGCAATCGTTTTCTTAGGACGGCTAATACGGTGACCATCGTTACTGTCGTCACCACTAGAAGCGTCAACATAGACAACCTTAGGCTGGTTAGTAAACGTACCGCCAGAAGTAATAGCACTCCAAGCAGAACCAGTCCAAACAGACAGGGTCAGGTCGTCGTTAGGGTCAACCCAAACTTGACCAAGGCCAACACCATCAGTATCAGTTGGTGCATCGTTCTGGTAGTAGTTGTTAAACCTGCGGGTAGCAGCCTTAGCAGTAAAGATTTGATCATCAGTACCAACTTGATCGTTGTCTGATTCTTGCTCAGAAAGAGTAATTTTATCAGAATCTTTGATACGATCAAGGTCAACAGAGTTAGCTGCAATGCCAAGGGTTACTTGACCACCAGTAGCAGACTTACTGAGACCAGTGTTGTTAATAAGGATGTCACCTTCAATAGCCGTGTCAATCTTAGAATCAACACGGTTATCAATAGCTGCAGTGGTAGCAATCGTGGTGTCGTTATCAGGCCAAGTCTCAGCCGCTACGATAGTCTCAGTGCCATCATCAAAGTAATTATCTTCTAGGTACTGCTTGGTAACAGCGTCTTGTGCGTCAACAGGATCAGCCATATCGGTAATCCTGTTACTGTTCATATCGACGTTAGTGTCGAACTCACCGTCAGATTTAGTTACAAACTGATCTTCGATTTCCTGTGCAGAGTATAGTACCTGCAGGAAATCATCATTAAGGTCCTGAGCACGGATGGCAGAGCCCGCAAAAAATTCATTGCGAACTCCACTATCAATGTCCGTATCCCTAAAGATCCTTACGTTGTTTACACCAGTTGGAGGTGCAGTAGTAAACGTAATCTCAGTAAGAGTCGAAAACGTGTAATCAGTGTCTTGAGTTTTTAAGGTACCTCCGACAGAAACTTTAACGTCGGATTCCGCTAGATATTCAAATGGAATTGTAAAGGTGACGTCAGAGTTGTCACCGTTGTAAAATACTTCAGTTGTAGCCATTACACATTTTAGATGTTTAGGTTACGGGTGGATTATTTGTTAGTCAGTGGAAATTTAGGTCCACGTCCTCTCAGGAACTCTGCTTGGTTTTTACCAGCCTGGATTTCACGGATGCGAATATCACGTCGCATATCTTCATCCATACGGCCAAGGGCACGTCTTTTGACTTGCCGCATCAATCGATCTAGGTCGTTGTACAAATTGGCAAACTTATCGGCTGGAACCTCGTCACCGCCTAGTCCAAGCACCATGCCGCCCCTTGCTTTTTTAAGCTTGTCTCTCCAGACTTCAGCGGGCATCTTGTTCATAATGCGTCTAATGCCTTTCAACAGAAGGGGATCTTGCCCGAACTGAGTCATCAACTCAGAGCGTTCTTCTGGTGTATATTTGACACCGTACTTACCAGTATCTAGGACAGGACGTGCGTCGTACTCAATAGCAAACAAGAACTGACGTTCTTCGATTGCAGCGTCTGCTTCACGAACTTTGAAGGGGGTTGCTCCGTTTCTGAAGTTGAGCCAGGGGTTATCAGAGTAACCAATAGGCTTACCTGTCAGCCAATCAGGTGCAACAGGCAGTGCGCCTTCTGTGTCGATTGGGTCAAGGAAACGGTTACGATTGCGGATCAGTTGACCTAGCTCATTGTCAAGTTCACGGTAAGCAGGGCTAATAACACGACCTGCTTCGTTACGCAGACCAGACAACGGTGCAAATGAACTGACAAAACCTGCTGCCCAACGGTTCATTGCAGACCCATCACCACGCACTACGTCAAGCATAGGTTCGATACCTGCGTACATAGAACGATCAGTGATTGAAGCTGCAAGCACAAAAGCTGCTTTCTGCATCAATGACATTGCGTCATTTTGTGTGATGCTAGAAGCGTTGTCCATGACGTTTGCCATGAACGTAAGCATGTCACCGTAAGGTCCGAGATATTCGTATGAATGCCAGTTACCTTCGGTGTCTTGAATGGCATTCTTTTGCCAACCAAGAGTGTCACGCGTACGTTGACGTGCTTTGTCAAAGTGACCAGAGCCGTGCAACCTGCCTTGTGAAAACAGGTGGAATCCCAACAAACCTACCAACGAACCTAGTGCTACCTTGCCTCTAAGCTCAGCACGGATGCCTTCAAATTCAGCCCGATTAGTTCTAGGATCTTTGACGGACATGCCACGTGAAGTAAGAATCTCTTCGATCTCTTTGTTCGTGAAGTCACGTGCAGGTACATTTTGAATCAGCTTCTTGTAATCCTTCATGAAGGCATTTACAGGAGTATGCTGAATGAACTGCCTGACAACGTTTGCTTGTGTCCGTGGGAACAGCAAGAAGGGACGCATCCAGGGGTTTTCCCGGATCAAAGTTGTAAAGGATTTGACTCCAGGGCTGTCAAGGTTAAGTGCGATTTCTTGGCTAATGTAGTTAGTAGCTGGGTCGTCAATAAAACCAAACGAATCAAACTTTTGTTTGAACAACTCATCAGCACGCTTATCAACGTCACGTGTGATAGCCGCACCTTTTGCAAACGCTTCGTCGTAGGCTTCAAACCGTGAACGTACGTTAGCCATGACAGCTCGTGTAAAGCCATCTGCTGCAGTCATAGCGTTCACACCAGCACGCAAGACTGGGTTCTTACCAATGTCATCAAGGACCTGTGCCATGTTGTACAAAGCCATTGGTCCGTCTTCACCATATTCTTGTGCAGCTTCGGCATAAGAACGTAAGACACGCATCGTAGACTTGTTCCTATTGACCAAATCCTCACGCATGATGTAGTTGACGGATTCAGGGTCACGAGAGGCTTTATAAAAGGTGTAGCCTAAGTGTTTTGCACCTTTCACAAAACTATCGAACACAGCGTTGTATGCGTACCAACCACGACGTAGTTGTTGCGGGTTAGTGATTGCACCAGCAAAGTGGGTGATTGGTTTGCTGAACATCAACGCAGCGTTACCGGCAGCAGCTTTCAAAGGAGTACCAACTGCAGACAGCACTGAGTTGTAAATGTTAGAGTAGAATCCCTGCACAATTTGATTAGGGATTTGCGATTGACCGTCAATAAAAGCTTTGTTGATAGCAGGCAAACTCTGTTCAACAAAGTTGTTCAAAGATGCCATAGAATCTACTTTGCCATCAAGCAGTGCGATAGCTTCTACCAAAGGCTGCAAGAACATAGGACGTTCACGTGCAATCGTCCGTAGTTGGTCAACAGTTTGTTTTGCAGCTTGTTTGCTGTCAATCACCATCTGTTGTGCAGTCTGTTTTGCTTCTGCAGCGGCATCTGCCTTGGCTTTGCCTCTAAGGCGTTTTAGATTTCTAATGCTAAGAGCTTGGCTTTTCAGTTTGCCAGCAAGACCAGACTCACTCATCAGGTATTCGATCCGGTTAAAGACCATTTCCTGACCACGCTTGACAGCGTCTTCATCAGTCATCCTTGCGATGCTTTCAGAAATGTCAGAGACTTGCCCAGCCATGGACGTTTGCAGATATGCAGATGCTTTTTGCACATCCATATCGACGACTTCGTCCAGGTAGTAAGCCAAGGTTTTAAGGGTAGCTATATCAGCAACTTCACCCAAAGCTTTGACTCTGCCACCGACTTTCTGATACTCATCCTTAAATTCATTAAGGATTGCACGCAAGTGTCCAGGTGTAGCACGTGGATCAACCAAAATGTCTGCCAGTTCTTCACCAGCCTTGTACACCTCATCAGACGTACGGCTAACAGAACCAGGGATTTCTACAGTAAACTTACCGCCGTTCCTAATCTTTTCTTTTGTCATCTCAACCAATTCACGTTTCGGTGAGTCGGTTGCCTTAAGGAAGTTTTCTAGTGTTGGGTCAGTAACGATCGCACCTAGACGGCCATGTGCTGTACCGATGTTGTTCTTAATACGGAACGCATCAACAGCAGCAGCAAAGACACCCATGTCATCCTCTGGAATAACACGAGAGGCTCCAGAACTTAGAGTGTCATGGACACCTAATGTTGGTGCTGTAGGTTCAGGGTTGACTGACAAGTTGAGAGCACCTGTCTCGTCAAGAACCTCTTCACGTTTGGCATCTGTTTTTGCTACAGCTTCTGCAAAGTCTTCGGGAAGATCTTCGTCTGTTTCACGCAACAGCTTACTTGTAGCAGCCTCATCTTCAAAAACGTATTTTGTGAGGTTCTTAGTACCGTGGATAGCTCTCCAGAACTTAACTGTGTTTTCAAGGACACCTGTGACCAGTCCAAAGCGCATACCAGAATATGCGTTTTTAGCTAGTTTTAGGTCAGGAGAATCACTGTCTAGGGTCCGCCAGTCTGACGGCAAGAATGACCAGGTCTTAGGCCAGTTGTCCTGGAGGAATGCCTCAAAGTTGTCATCGACTTCATTGACAGAAGAAGCGACATCAACAGCAGCACCAACACCAAGGTCAAGTCCCATGTTGCCCAGTCCGCTCAGAACTTTACTGCGCTGCAGGTTGGCAGGGAGTTGAGCTTTGAGTTTTGCTGCAGCTCCACCAGCAACCTTACGTGTCAGAATAAATGGCAGGACCAAGCCAGAAATGTTACGAACAGCTTCAATAGCTTTGTTCTCGTACTTCTGTGCTTTGGGTATGTTTACCCCAGGAATCCTGTTGATCTGGTCTGTAATAAAATCATTTAGACCTGCACCAGGAGCTGCTAAGGTGTCGAAGACTGTGTCAATAAAACCTACGCTGCGATTCAGCCCAGGTTGAAACGTGCCTCCAGCGGGGCGCTCTTCAGCAGGTTGTTCAGGAGTTTCTACAGTTTCTGGTTCTTCAGGATCCTCCTCTTCAGGTGCCACTGCATCTACGATCTGTGGAATTACTTCATCAACAGGCAGAGGTATGGGTTCAAAAATGTCGTCATTCATCAATCAATACCTCGTCGTGAGAGATCATCTAAATAGAATTGGTAAGTTTGGTCAGCAGTGTTTGTAGACTGACCTAGCTTCTGACTAATGCTAGCCCAGATAGATCCAACAGTATTCCACTCTTCACGGGTAAGCTTTTTGGTGAAGTCAATACCAGCTTCTTTGGCGTAGAACACCATCATTTTATGTTGGAATGGCAAGTCAAAAAGTTGTTTGTTTACATCAACACCCATTCGCTGTGCAGCTTCAATCATCTCGACAAACTGACCAGCACCTACAGCAGCGGACCTATCGGTGTTGCCACGAAGGTCTGTAAAGCGTGCCTGAGGGTCCTGCAGGGCTTGCATTTGGATGTCATGTACCTCCGCTACTGTTTTGTTAGTCAACGTCCCATAGCGGCCTGGACCGGTGTCTCCGAACAGCTTGTCACCACCTGCTGCACCGGCAGTGCCTTCATGGAACCGGACGGTATAGATAGCAGCTTGTTCGTACGGGTTACCTTGTGAGTACTGTACTGTTTTTCTAAACTTAGGACGTGTTACAGCTTGACGAGCTTCGACACTGTCAGGCAGTAAATACTGTTGAGCATTAACTTTTTCACCTCTAAAGATTCTCTCCAGCATCGAACGGCCTTGGCTCGTTGTGTTGCGGAGATTCCTAATTAACAAAGATTCTTGCTGAAACTCTGGCTGTAAACCAGCACCAACAGCAGCCAACATCAGTAGTTGTGCACCACTTTTTACATACTCTCTGCCCACTTTGTCATTCACACGTTTTGCAAGGTCTCTGTAATATGCAGGGATTTGACCAGTATAGTTGTAAGTATCTAGATCTTCTTGTAGATCACGGCCTTCTGTAATAATAGTAGGATCTTCCTTAATACTGCCAAACAAATTTCCTTGTTGTCCAGCCAGTAACAATTTATCTCTGACTGCATTCATTGCATTGTTTTGAGCTTCTTGTTGACTTGGCGTTCCGTAAAGCTTAGGAAAGTTTAGGTCATCAGGTGTATAAAACTCACTTGTTTCATCAGTTTGAGCTTTGACAATACTGTCATAAGTATCCGTCAGAGCTTTTGCCGATGCTTGGTCTTGAGACATAGTCTTAAGATTCTCAAGATAAGATTCTTTGTACATCTCTTGAGCACGGGCAACTACTTCTACAATGTCACCAGCAGCTTCATCTTCACCAATTTGTGCAGTAAAACCAAAGAGCCTTTCAACTTTGTCACCAAGGATATCGTTACGACGATCAAAGTCACCGCCCAACAGTTCTTTTTCAAAATCCTTCGCCTTATTGAACAACGCTTCGTTGTTACGACCCTCAGTAGTCTCAAAGTACTTATGGTCGGGGGTAAGACGACGTATCTCAGCGAGAGCTAGTGCGTCTTCACGAAGACCTTGTAGATTGACAGCAGAGATGGTCTCAGTATCTTCGAGTTCAATAACTGCTTGAATACCGGCTTCCAAATCACTCAAACCAATAGGCTTCATACTTTGCAGCATGGTGACTGCTTGCTTAATGTCAGCAGCAGACATAGGTTTACCCGCTGCTCGTGAAGCCTGTGCAGCAGCTACGATTTGTGAAGCAAGACTTTTGACTTCATTTTTTTGTGCAGTGTATGAGTCATTAAAAGCAGTGTTACGTGCTTGTCTATGTGCTACTGCCAACTCAGACTTGAAGGCGTTACCGAACCGTGGTGATTCAAGAACAGCATCTAGGATTTCGTCTCCAGCAATGTCGTGGTTTTTCGCGAAGTTTGTTACAGCATCTTTTAACGCTGACTGTGCACCTGGAAATCCAAGCTTCTTACCTTTTTCGTCAACTGTAACGCTGACTCGATTCAGGTATGTCTGCATGTCTCCAGTGTCAACGAGGTCTGACAGGGCATCGTTACGGAGGCTAGGGCTTACATCAATGCCGTATTGTTTGGTAACTTCCTTGTCACGCTTTGCCTCATACTTCTTCATCGCCGGGTACAGGTGCTTTGCCTTAGCACCAAACGGTGCGTCCTGTACACCTTTGTCCTGGAAGAACTGACTGCGAAGATGTTGAACCAAAACCCTATCCTGCTGTGGTGACAGGAAGGCTTGGTTCACTTTTATTACAGAGCCATTAGGCAGTGTAATTTCTTCTTCACTGTTAGCCCGTTGGTCTTCAATAAAGTTGCCGTATTGCTGACCAAGTGACTGGAGATACTTCTCCATGTACATGGTGTACTTGTGACCAGAGGCACTCTGTAGGAACTCCTGGTGTGCAATGTTTGCACCTTCACCAGAAATACGTACGCCAACTTCAGAAAGCTGTGACTCCACACTATTTGCTACTTGACGACCTTGGTCGTACTCAGCAATAGCTTCAAATTGTTGGTTTTCGTTTTTGTAGAACTCTTCTTCAACCTCTGCCCGCATCTGTCCGATACGGTAAGTTTGCACCTCCTTAACTGCTTCGAGAGCAGTAGGAGCTAGTTCTGCTAGTTTTTCTAGGGGACTTCTTTTAATTTCGTACCCCGTCTGAATCATCTTGTTGTAGTTGTCACGTATGACAGCTATATTAGACTCTGCCAGTTTGGTTGGATCCGGGAGTTGAAGAGGATCAAATTGAGCTGCTTTCGTAAAGCCTTCAAACTGGAAGTTGCTAATTTGTGGTTGTGTCATTAGCTAAAATCAAATAGTTGGTCCATTTGTCCGGCAGTTTGGAAACCGCTAACAAGACCTTGACCAATAGTCAAAGCTGCGTTGAATGAAGGTTGTTGTTGCCTTGCAGCAATCTCAAGCATAGGTGCTTCCTGAACAGTTGCATAAGCGTTAAGATCAGATTGCTTCAAGTCTTGCGAAGTCTTAGCCATGTTGCGCTTGTGCTGTCTATCTGCACTACGCAGGCTTTCAACAAACTTTGCGTTTGATCTGCCAAAAGCTCCAGCCGTCATCAATGCGTTAGCACGTCGTTGACTGACACCTTGTTGTTCAGTAGCGTTGACATATCCTTCAGCTTGCACAAGTTGCTTCAGCATGTCGTCCTTACGGAAACTAAAACCAAGCATTTGTTCGATAAACCTTGCTTGTTCTTGTTGCCAGGCTGTATTAGCTGCAGAAAAATTTTCTACATACTGCTCTTTGACCCTATCAAACTTACGGTTACTTGCTTCTCTGCGGTACTTGTTGATTGTATCAGTCTTGTACCTATTCATTGCATTTGAATAGGCAACCTGTCCGGCTCGGTCAGCAGCAGCGTTGAATCCACCTATGATAGAAGATGCACCCGATACTATGCCAAGACCAGCACTTAAAAAATCCATAGTCTTACGGTTTCTACTTGAAAGGTTTGATTGTATGTATCTGGGAAAATACGTATAATTTTGAACCCTAGCATCTTTGCCATGCGTAGGGTTGCAGTTTGTTCAATACGTATGTGGCTCCATAGATACGGTTTATTTTGAGTCTTAAGCCATTTTCTAAAAAATTTGATGGCTGCAAGTGGATGGTTTGCCATTTCATTACACATATGCAGCCAGAAACAGTCTTCAAAGAATCCAAATAAACCGAGTGGATTGCCTTCTTCTGTCAAAGCAATATAGGATTCACTTTCGATGACATCTAATGTGATGCTCAAAATAGGATTCAGATAATGTTTTCTAATATCTTTATCACCTTCCTTTGTAATGTTGTTGATTACAAGAGGTATGTCATCGATGGTTGCAGGTCTGATGTGGAAGGGCTGGGTGGATTTGTTAGCCATTAGACTCTACGGTAAAAGCGTCGGTTATAGTTACCTTCCCAATCTAGTCCTAGCAGGCTTACAGGGAAAGGTGTGTCTCCTATAATTTTTATAGAGAGGTTTTCGTTACGTTGATAAATAGGTACATCATGCACGGCATCAGCAGCCAGGTTGACGTTGTTCAGTACGTACGTATTAGGCAGCGTAACGTTCACGACGTTGGTCCAGTCATCTTTACCAGTGATGTTGACTTGGTATGAGACAGGGCCACTTAGACCTGTAGCAACTTTGATTCTGTGGATAATCAAATCAGAAGTGTTGTCACTGATGCTTCTGTTACCGTCACGGGCGGTGTAGAAGAACTTAGGCAATTCTACTGTCATGTCGTAAACATAACCAACGATTAGGTCACGACCACGATAGTCTCCATCCAAAGTGACTTGGTTAGAAGATACAGTGGGGTACAGGACTGATCCGACAGCTTCGTCAGTAGCTGCAATCGTATCGCCAATATAGGTACCTAGGACAATGACAGCCAGCTTTTTGCCTGTGATGTGATCAAACGGCAGAGTGACTGTTGTCTTTTTAGTAGACGAACTGTAGGTACGGTAGGGGTTGATGTTGAACATATCCAGACAAACGTCTGTCTTTTCCCCTGTCGGCAACGTCAGGTAACCTTCGTCTGTGGACTGTGAAAGGTCATATGATGTCAAGTAAACATTTGTACTGTCGTAGCTGACAACATAGAATGTTGATTTATCAAAGAACTGCATAAGCAGTTTTCCAGTGATTTCCCACTTATACCAAGTCTGGACACGGTTGTCACCTTGGATAAAGAATCGATACTGGAACAGGTTACTGCTACCTGTCTTACCCATAGACACCAAAGACAATGCAGGCGATGACACCATAGTGTCGATGTCTTGTGGGACAAACTCAGGAACGTTCTGTGTTGCCTCGTCAATCGTTGATGCAGATTCTTTCTGCACATTAAGCATGTTAAAGAATTTGCTGTACAAAAGTGACTTACTAATAAACCCTGCGCCAGTGCCGATAGACACTGCTTCAGTATCAGGATCACATTCGTATGCACTGATGGTATTGATCTTAGTCGTAGTCGGACTGAGAATATCAGCGTCAGTTGAAAGCAAAAACTGTTCGTTAGGAGCAAACAACAGCAAACCAACACTGACTGTCAAAACATAGTTCAGTGTAGTTGGCTTGAGAGACGTGGCTTGTAGGTCAATCGGGTCATCGGCTGAAACAACCTGTGCAGTGCCTGCAAAGAAGTTGAAGTAATCACCAGCTTTACTCATAATCACCGCTTCGTTGGATAGGAATCCGAGGCGATTACGGTAGAAGAATAAGTTGTTTAGTTTCTGACCAATGAAACTTGGGATAGGATTAGTGGTATTGTCACCGACTAGCCGGTCAGTCCAGTCAACAGGCTCGTACTTAAATATGCCGTTAGCTTGTCTAATAAGCTGGTGTGGCATGGTCGTTTCGTCAAGTTCAAACTTAATGCCAGGTGCAATGGTTTCTTCCCACACACCAGGACCACGTGCAGCACTATTTGTAGTGATGAACTTGACGTACATATCGTCAGCTTCTACATCTTCACTGTTGTATAGCTTGACTACATAGCCATTTTCACACTGGTTAGGTAGACGTCCAGCAACATTGATTTGATCTTGGAAAGCATAGAGACCTTCTTCGGATGCAGAGCCTTTTGTGCTGATTGTAAAAGCTGAGGTCCCTTCAATATAAATACCAGGACCGACTTGCGTAGCAGTGATACCAGAGATTGCGTTGATTAAGGTTGTAAGCTCAGCAGCAATTTTACCAGCGTCAACGGTGACACCTGCAGTATCAGCCTCGTCTACGTTTTTGGGAGTCTCGTATGTTTTATCTGTACCGTTGATAGTCACGGTATAGTTTGACATATAGGCAACGACAGAGATAACTACAAACGCTTCGTGCGGGCGTGTAGAAGACGTTGTAGTCTTCATAGCAGTTGTCTTGTTTTTGTTCAAGACAAACGTATAGTCATTGATTGTAAGGATCTCAATGTCTTCAGCAGCAGCATCCTTAAGGTATGCACCAGAAGGGATGTTGGAAGCACCGATCTCACAAGCAGTAACTTCACTATCGTAGTCACCTTTTGCAGTGGATTCAGCGGTCTCAGCGTCATCGAAAGCAGTCTGAGCTGTACCCATGTTGGTCGTAGCTGTAGTCAACTGACCAGATGTATGTGTAGCAGCTACATCCTTTTCTACCTCGTACACACGATAACCATCACGTTTGAACCACGGATACTCAGCAGTACGTTCATTACCTAAGGCATAGCCAGAGGGCATTGCAGCGCCCTTAGCAATGGATCCAGCATTGGTGCCAGCGTCTTTGACGATACGTTGACCGTTGTCAATACGTTCTAGTACACCAGACGTGAGGGTCTCTTCGTAGTAACCATTTTTATAGGTTACGTCTACATCAAACAAGCTTTCTTTAGTGGCAGTCTGACCGTCGTTGGTTTTGGAAAACGTTGCCTGTGCAGCGTGCAGGTCAGACAACTCTGTGTCAGTCGTAGACTGAGCTGTGTTGTATGTATCTAGATCACTCTTAAGGTTAGTGATGTTACAGCCACTAGGCTGCCCAGTTGCAGCCGTAGTGCCCATATCCACAGCACGTGGTTTACCGTCAATCAGACTCCAAACACGAAACTGTCCATCAGTAGTGTCGTACTGACAGACATACTTTTCATTTTCGTCCCGAAGGATTGGAAACCAACGACCACGTGTTTCAGCATCATAGAGTTCTGCTTCAAATTTGCCACCAGGGCGCTTCAGCAGTCCTAGTGCGTAGTCAGGAAAGACGTTAGTTGCTTCCTTAACTTGTCCTGGAAATTTAAGTTTGTCAGGTTGCTGGGACACACCCAACAGCAAGTTAGGAATCCTTTGGGAAATAGTAGTCATCGTGTCAGAGCGTTATACGGTTGATAGTTGTTGTAGTAATTCTCACCGTCACGCCAGCCGAAGATGCTGTACTCACCCTGATTGCAGTCATACTCCACTGCAGCAGCGCGTGTCATCAGCTCTTGCTCTTGCAGCAGTTGGGTAAGCTGTGCCTCGCCAACGGTCTTGATAGCTGACATGCGTGCAGCTCGTGCAGTGATGTAGTTTTGAATAGCGGCTGGTACATCATCAAACTCGTAAAGCCAGGTGATGTCTACCTTAAGATCTTTTTTGAACTTGTATGTATGATGGAGCCGATCATATAGTTTGTTACCACGACGCACTACGTCAAAATCATCACGATGTTCATTGACATTAGTGTCAATCTGCAATGCATTGGTAGGATACAGGATTTCTTCAGTGGTTGAATCTGGCTTCAGCGTATAGTTACGCTCCTGGTTAAACATCCAACCCTCAGTTTGAACTTGCTTGTTGACTTCTCTCAGGGTGGTAAGAACAATAGCAACTTCAGGGTTTTGAAGGTCAAGCGTGGTGACAGGAGCCTGTCCCACGGAGCTAAGTATTTGATTTACAGCATCCAGTTCGGTGGACGCAGCGTATGTGACAGGCATAATAAAAGGTATAAAAAAAAGGGCTCCCGAAGGAACCCTTGTATGAGATCAAATAAAGATCAGAATGCGGAAGGCTTGGTAGCGGTACCAGCAAACAGTTCCACGCAAGCAGCGGGGTTCAGGTAGTCTGCGCCCATGGCGAGACGACCCAGGATCACATCCGTGTAATTCTATCATTTCTGATAGCACTGACTATATCTTCATCCTTATGGATGTCGGACGCTAGTGGCGTATTACGTGAGAAGCGTCTCACACCGCCTAGTCGATGCACGTTCCCTACACGCTTGTAGGGCTTCGCTCAGGATTGCCATAGCTTTCGCCTTAGGTTTCCCTGAATTCATCCGATGTTTATCTAACAGTTACCTGTCAGAGGGGCAATGTTATTTACCCTGATAGACGACAGAAACGTCGCCAGAGGTGACCTGGACCTGAGGACCGATAGCTTCCACGCAGCCAGCACCTTCACGCTGGAAGATGATGCCGCAGGAGTTAGCGAACTCGGTTTCTTCACCGTACTCGTTCTCGATGCCGGTAACATCGTTAGCAGCATCTTCAATGGCAGCAGACACGAACGAACCGGTGTTACCAGGATCGGTAACGCCAGGGTTAGTGGCAGAGCCAGTACCGAACTTGGTACCGTACTGAGAGAAGAACGGAATGTTCATGGACTTGAAGATCTTGATGCCAGCGATTTCGACGACACCTTGACCACGCTGACGTGCAGTACCCTGCTCGTCGCGGTTGATCAGACCAGAGTCACCAACCTTTTGGATCAGTTCATAATACTGACGGGGGTTGAGGACACCGACGCGACCTTCAGTGCTAACACCCTTTTCATCGAGGGCAGCAGCAGCGTCATAGAAAGCAGCCACGAGCTTGTCAGAATCGTAAGCGTCAGAAGCATTGGTAGAAGTACCAACACGAACCTGAGTACCACCGGGCTCAACGAAGTTAGACTTGTTGATAGGAGATGCAGCACGTGCACCACGAGTGATAGCACGGAAGATCAGACGGTCATACTTTTCAGCGAGAGCATAACCAATCTTGCGGCTGATTTCAGAACGCAGATCGTAGTGAGCGAGAGTCTCATCAAGGTCGTAAACGAATGCACTGGAGATCAAGAGATCGTCAACCGTGATGGTCTTCTCAGCCACCGGGGGTGCACCGTCGGTGTTACCGAGGATTGCATTTCCGGGGGTGTGATATTCAGCCGTGGTACGACCGGTATAGATGAACTGCATAGACTTACCGTTGGTAAGCGTACGCTTGGTCACCAGGTCACGAGCGATAGCATTGTACTCGAAACCTTTGAACATTTCACCTGAAAAGAGCTTCAGGTAAAGAGCGCGGGCGTCAGTCCCGCCATTAGCTGCACCAGGCCGTGTAAGGCTCGTGGTCAGCGTAGAAGATTGATGTGCCATTATACAGGAGTAAGATTAAAATAGACTTGCTCCCAAACGTTTGGAAATTTTTGTAGCAAATTTTTGTGGTCTATCCCACCGTCTAGACGGCTAATGGGTATCCGCGTACGGGCCAAAAGCCAATGCAAGGGAGGTCCTACTCTGAGGTGCCTCCCAAGCTTTTACAGAAGACCTTTGAGGCACTTCTTTTGTTTACGACACTGTGCCTTTTTTGTACCACATTGACCACACCTTTTGAATACCTCTTGTTTGCCTGATTGAGGGAAGTAAGGTACAGGTGTAGCCTTTGATAAAGAAGACTGGTGACTCATAATGTATTTAATAATGTGTAGGCGTGGGCGCTTTCCGAACACCCACTCCTTAAACCGTTCCTTCGGGCTTTACAATTTTGGAAAGCTCTTTGTATTCAGTTTTTAGTTGTGCGCTTAACGACGTAAGCAACGCCCCGATAGGTCAGGACGACTTCTTTTTTCTGTGCAGTTTGAGACATGATGAACTCCAAATACCTTACCCCCCGTTCCATGAGTAAGATGCCTGCGTCCCGAAGGATGAACGTACGGCTGAAGTCTAGTCAGTAGCCCAGTTTTTTCAATGCAGCGTTTCTTTTTTCTGCTGCCCTAACAACGGTTGAAGCCTTGGATTTGTTTTCTGGTTTAGCAAGGTAACCACGCACAAAGTCAAGGACAACGTTGCTGTAGTTTTTCTTTTTGTTAGGCATTACTTTTTCTTTTTTGCCTTTGATTTCGGAAAACCAGCCTTCATGTTCGCGTAAGCTTTAGGGCTGATAGTGGAATCTTTTTTGGAACGAGAAGTTCCTGCTTTTTTGCGAGCGTTGATGTTGGCATACAAGCCACGTTTTGCAGGCATAATTAACACTTCCATTTACGTAGTGCAAGAGCCTTCCGTGTAGGACGACCCTTGCTGTCTTTCATTGGTCCTTTCACACCAGACATGCGGGCACAGAAGGAACGTTTACGGGGTCCGCCTTCGGGCTGTGGTGCCTTCAGGTTGGACCCTGTAGCTCTGTTATATTTACGCCGACCGGCAGCCGTCAAGCCACCAGACCGCGATTTGTGTACACCGATCTTAAGACTTACTGAACGGGTACTACTTTTTGTAGCCTTTGCCACCTTTCTTGCCTCCGCAAGAGCCTTTGCCTTTGTGTGCCATTAGGACATCCTCCGGCCACGCAGGATTTTCAAATCAGAAGCATCAATCCTCTTTGGATCGCCACCAAGACTTGCCATCTTCTTCTGCTTGGGTGACAGCTTTTTCATTTTCTTTTTAGGACGTCCTTTCTTTGATCCGTATGTTCCAGGTCCGTAAGGCATAGTTAGAAATCAATGTCAGAATACTGAAGTTTCTCTACGACCTCCTGCCTGTAAGCAGGGTCACGGTCATAGCGTGGATCTTGCATGGCACGTACAACTTCTGCTTGACTACGGAAACCGATAGATGACTGTGCAGGTTTACCCTGGATCATGTTGTTTTCGTATCCGACAGAATCGTTGTATTGCACTTGAAGTCCTTTGATTGCAAGGTTGATTGCAGCGAGGTTACCTGACTCAACTACACCATCAAAAGCTTGGATGGTGTCTGCGTCAAGGTTTTCACCAGCCCAAGCAGTGATCTGTTGGTACTGCTGCTCGCCACCAACACTGTCGAACACTTGACTTACTTCCTGATCAGAAAGCTCTCTACCCTCTACTGTTTGTGTAGGTTCAAGTTGATCTTGATAACGGAAGTAAAGATCTACAAGGTCTTCAGACGACATGCTAGTCAACTCTGCAATAGACTCTTCACTGAGTTGACCATTCTCATCGTACTCTGCATTGAGATCTTGGAAGAAAGCGATGCTTTCATCAATGTCTTCCGTTTCTTCTCCGGCTACTTCTTCTTGTTGCTCTTCAGAATCTTGTGAACCAAGTTTTTTTTGCAGTTCGATGTAAGCCTGTTCAAGGTCTTGTGCTGATCTGTATTTACCAGCCAACAAGCCTTCTTGTTGTGCCTGTAGCTCTTCGCCAATAGCAAGAGATTCAGCGTCACGTTCCTCTGCAGTTTGAATAGCTTGAGGATCGTTACTAGGGTCGTAAGTAAGTAGTTCTGCCATGTGTTTTACTGGGGTGAACCGCCAAGAGCGTTGTTAATAACTTCCTCAGCGTTAGGGTTTTTAGATGGATCAGCAATAGGTGCCTTTAACAAACCAGGAGCAGCTTGCATCATTGCCATGCTTTGCTCTTGTTGTGCTGCCTGCTCAGATTCTTGTTGACGGTCTTCGACACTCTTCACAAGGTTGAGTACATCAATGCCCTGTGCAGCAGCAAGACGCTTGATAGCTTCGTCCGCGTTGATGTATGTCATCATTGCTTCAGGTCCAAGTGTCTGTGCGATTGTCATGATGAATGCAGTCAAGGACTCACGATCCTGACCACGTCCAAGTGCGTTGATACCAGCAACAATAGTCGGAGCAACCAAATCTTTTGGATACTTAGGCAGTTGTCCTGAACGAGACAGAACCAACAGCTTACGGTTGAGGTAAGGTACAAGGAACTCAACTGTAAGCAGACTAAACAGTCCACCGAGTTGTTGCTCAAGTTCTAGTTGTGTCAGGCGTACCTCTTCTGCTGTGGTACGTTCAGACTGACGGACACTCAACACAAGGAACGCTTCAAGGATACGACGTTCCAAAGTCTGCATCATCTGCAGAGCTGTAGAGAAGTCAGCAGTCTTACCTACCTGGATGACACCAATGTCTTCGGGTCGTCCTTGTACGATAGCGCCGTTACCTGCCTGTGCAATGGTCTGAGGTTTAGTTGTACTGGAGGGGCTGACAACAAACACAACTTTCGCAGCACTTGCACTGCCTTCTACCATTGCCTGTGACAAGGCGTTCAGTGATTTCAGATCACCAAGAAACTCTTCGACTCGGCCGCGGCCATAGTTCTCACCGTCAACAGAGTTAAAGCGTAAGACCAACCAAGGGTTAGCATCCTTTGGTGCTTTGCCGTCGGTCTTCGGAATGACTTTGTCAAATACTTCTTGGTGCCAGACCCAACGATTGTTGTCTAGCTTGACGTGAGTAAAGATTTCAACGTCATCAGTATGTACACCACCATAGGTCTTAGCTACAGAGCTATGCTTTTGCAGCTCTTGAAACTCAGGTGGCAGTAGTTTTTTGTTGATAAGTTCTTTAGTTACGATCTCAATTATGTTACCGTTGCCATCACGTTCTACAACGTAGCGGTTGAGTGGGTAGTGTTTGATGCCCTCCTTACCCATAAACAACAACGCATTGCCACCAACAACAAGATGTTTGATGGCTTGGTGAACGGCAACACGATCGCTCGAAGAAGCAATCGAGTCCATCACCATGCGTTCCATTTTGGCAAAGCTCAGATCGAGTTCAGACCTAATCTCAGCGGGCAGTTCAGTGCCGAGCTTGTCGTCACGAATCTGCAGCTTGAAAAATGAGGTCTGCGGTGGTAGCAATGCAAGCATGAGTTTGCTTGCCAAAGTCACAACCGCTTTTGATCCAACTGATTGCCAAGGTTGGCGTAGATGTTTATGTGAAGGACGCATCTCATCACGCTGGATAAGATACGGAAGGGTCAATTCAGAACACTCAACCGCAGTGTCAAGAAAGTGTTGCCGGTAACTCGTTAGATGATCATACCTGCTACGTGCTTTCATTTAATCAACCAATGTTAGTAGATGATCCCTGCATAGGAATACGAAGTTGTCCCATACCACGTCCACCTGCAAGTTGTGACGCTTTTCTGGAACGCTTACGGCGAACACCTTTTTCACCCATCTGCGCTTTGGCGCTGCGTGGTGCGGGAGTGTACTTAGGCTTTGCCTCAATCAGTTTTTCTGCATACTCTTTAGACTGTTCTGCCATTTGTTCAGCGTGACGTGCTGCGTCTCTTGCTGCTCGTCTTTCAGCACGTTGGCGTTCTCCACCTGGTGTACGAATACACATTGTTAAAGTTCCTCGTTTTGAATACGTGAGTTGATCCAGTCCACAACACTACGCTGACCAGCTTGATACATGATCGTATTGATCTGTGCATCAGGACCGGGATTGGTCAGCGGGAAACGATCCTCTAGTTCGTTGACCAAAGCATCAACAGTAAGCCCAAGATTAAGCGTACTGTGGGAGGTCTGTATTTGCATGTTCAAAGAAAGCTGGAACACGTGATGCTTTTGTAAAGGACAGCTCAGGAGCTTTGCCCTCATACATCAGACGATCACTGGAATCCATCCAAAATTTTTTGTTCAAATGTTTGACCGGGTTGCTCGCAGACAAAGGCTGGAGCACCCAACTCATAGTTGCCTTCCTGAGATTATCAAGAGAAGGACTGATGTTATACCCCAGCTCGCTATGAACCAGACTATTGGTAGCCACATGGATTTGTTCATCTCTGGAAATGTCAGCACTGACAGTTCTCATGCCAGCGTCACCAAGACTGCGAAAGAGTGGTAGAAGAACGAAGAAAATTGCACGCTCGGCAACCATCGCTTTGGTAATCGTGTGATCTTTATGCGAAGTCCAAGCTTCACGAAGCCGAAGGGCTTCAGCCTCAGCCTTCTCATCAACCCCGTGAGCAGTGGCAATGAAACCAAGTGCGAGGTCATGTTTCTCTTCGTCCTTGACGTTGGACAGAAGTAGTTCACGCGCCAACTCTGGTACTTCAGTGGCGAGAGCTTCATTGATAAAATCTCCCACAGGCAGTTCCATGTGACGCAAGGCAAGAGCACGTTTCAATACATCGTGTGCCCCTTCCTTGATTGTACCAGCAGTTGTTTGTACTGGTGTCCATGTTCTTTTTCGTTCGAGTAGTTTTTGATACGGGTTCATTCTTGACAGTCGCAGGTTTGTTCTTCATTAAGAATGTCTGCAAGGTACTGGTCAACGTCTTCTTGAAGTGCAGCGTAAACATCTGACTTATCTTGAGTGTCTCCCATAACTTGTAGACTGTAGTAAAGGGAGGTTTGCGGAGATTCCAACCACTCTTCGATAAAGGCTTCGTCATATGTAACGACATCACTCC